ATAAGGTTCTTCTCTCTTTCAGGAGAAAAGAGGTAATTCTCGAATGAGGCCTGCTGTGATTGCGAATAGCCTGGCATTTGAATGATTTTATCAAACATGGCTTATGATTTTATTTTGTTTGTAATCAATAACCGTCCATCCTTCGCCGTATATATCAGCACCGGTAATATTGGTATAGGCTGGCCCAAACCACGGGGATGGAGCAATGATCTTTTTGTCTTCAGCTTCCCCAAGTATGGCGGCCATGGCTGAGTAGCTACTGTTTCCAATAATGAAGTGCCGGCAGGCTTTCATGAGCTTAAACGAATCAATGTAATCGCCCCTCACATACTGAAACCGCTCCCCTTTTTTGTCGCTACCATAATGCGCAACAAGCATGTCACTGGCTAAATCTGGATCATCACTAAATATCAAGAACTGCGTACCTTTTGGAAACATTTCGATGGCAGAAGCATAGTAACTCATGTCCATACGTGGATGATAAGCGTTATCGTAGTCCCCCAATCGAACGTGAATAGCAACCTTATCTCTGGGTACGTACTCATCCTTCATTCGAAAATACCAGCGGATCTCATCCATGCAGTGAGCGAAGTACTTTTCGGATTGCATGTGGCCGGAAAGGCTGCAGCTCTCCTTTAGTTGAATATCATGGTAACCCCAATCAACAAACCGGTCAGTTAGAACAGAGCCATTGTACACTGGTAAAGGATTTTCGAAATACTTCTGTAAATCGATATCTTCCTCACTTCCAAAACGCTCAGCATGGTCGTGGTTCTTCCATTCCGGGAAAGCGAAATCAAAGCCGTTCTTCCTGGCGATGCCGATTGTGCCAGCAATCTGAAACATCTGGTTCGCAAATCGGCCATATCTGCCCAGGCTATTAAAGGTTACTATCTTTCTCATTTGAGCCATGCTGTTTTGAAGTATTCTTTTGTGTCGTTAAGTGGGTCGCCTTCGATCTCGGGGAAAAACTCTTGAAGTTCCGCATCAACAAACACCAGATTTCCAGTGTGGCCAAGTAGGAAGTAACCTTTAGATAACCCGAGCTCGACCATTGAACGGTAGCCAGCTGCGCCTTCATCATTGAATCCTGACCGATCAGGTGGAATACTACTATCAATCTCGACGATCACTATCTTTGGCTTTGCCTTCAGTGCTTCGAAAATCTTGTAGTCGAGACCATCCACATCAATATTCAGTAAATCACAGTCATCCTTCACGAATGCATTGATATTGTACTGATCGACGCGGGTGCATTGTGATTTAACCTGGTCGTTACCCTTCCAGTTTTCACAACACTTAGTCCATAGATTGAAATCAGCCTCCACCATTTTTGCAGACCATCCCCTTTCGATGAGCAGTGCCACATTGCTACAGTACTTGCCGTCATTTGCGCCAATTTCGACACAATGCCCCTTCTCAATTCCGAGGCGATCCAGAATTTCAATGAGCACACCTTCTTCACCATTTTGTGAATAGGTAAAATCCTTTGCGTATTTGTTGATGAAGACTTGCATGCTTAAAGGTTGAGAGTTCTGATCACTTTTTCGTACAAGTCAGTACCCGGGTCAAGCCCTAAGCTGGCACGTTCTTTATCGAATGTAACTGCTTCATCAAGTGCCTTGTGTACCGCAATCCTCTGGTCCTGAGGAAGAGCAGCGAAGGCTTTAACCACCTCCACACATGCGCATGGCGCTTGCATGTTAATTTGGCTCAGTGGAATTACCTGTTCGGAGGCGCCGGGATCCTCTTGCTGGATACCCTCTGGCGTGACACCAGGATTTTCTACCACTCCGCCGTTATGCAGAGAGGGGCTAATATTTTGATCAGTGTTTTGATCCATGTGCTTTTATTTTATCCGCTATATCATAGCGGCGTGTGAAATAATCTGTGATGTGCTGGTTCAATGAATCTGTCTTTGTCCAGTCTTCATTCCTGCGCCGGTGATGATGAAAAAGGACCGGGTAGTTATCCCGGAAGCCTTGTTTTTCATAGATAAATGCCCCTGCGTTATACATTGCTGGCCACCAATGAAACGAAACCTTATCCCGGTAAGCTAAGGTTGTAAGTATTGCTTGATCATGTCTGTGCTCTTGAAATTCGGGATGGTTAGGGTATCTGCTTGTGCTATCATCAATCAAGTACATTGCTTTACACCATTCCATCCACTCTGCAATAAAACCGCGAGAATAGATAGTATTTCTTACTACAATAACACTTGCCTGCGCCTGATTGCCAGTCGTAAAGCAGTTAATATCCTTCATTACATCTCCTTTGCACCAATGAGCGTGTTGCCACATATTTGCAAAGAGCCAGATATTATCCAATCGTGAAGTGATGTGGCTAATGTTTTCCACGAACTCTACGCCTGCATCTGCGTAGATGATGATATCACCCTCTGCGGTCGCCTGCATCGTTTGCAAAATGATGAATGGCTTCCATGCCCAGTATCCGCTACCTCTTGGCTGGTCCAGTAACACTTTGTTATTCTCGTAAAAATCTGTTTGCATGAGCGCTGCCCTGGTCCACCTCCAGATGTGATCCACCCCTTGACGGTGCGCACTTTCTGCGCAGATATCCGCCGAGATTGTCATATTCTCGTCAGTAAATGTTACCAGGTGCTTCATTCAATATTTTTTGTGAGCGTTCAAAGTGTTCCGAATAGTCGGCCATTGTTCCCCATATCTTACTCATGCGGGGCCGCTGCCATGCTACCATGGGCGTGATCACATAAGCGTTCAGGATAGATAGCTGACCAGACACCCAGTTATCATACATCTGCTCACTGAATCCCGGTTGATTCTCCAGGATAAATGGCACAGCCTTGCGGCGGTACCCGATGCAGTGAGTAGTCCATGCTGCCCGGATGCGGAATATGTGTTCAGAAACCCTCTCCGGATTTTCATCCTGGATATTGGCACCGAGGTAAACAATATCCCAGTCGGCTGGTAATTCAGCGAGTGCCTTCTGTAGGTGTGTGACATCCTTAAATTGGCAGTCATCCTCTAAGAACAGAAGACTATCACCATCAGATTCAAAGAACTTTATGAGTATTTGCCGGGTGGACCGGTTGAATGATTGATGCGGGCCAATGTCCGGTATAGCATCAAACTTCTGAGTGGATAATCCGACTCTGGCAAATTCTTGAACTGCTTTCTGCCATTCACAGGCATCAGCGGTTAAGCAAACTTTTTGATCAAAGAAATCCCACATACGAGAAAGAAAACCGGCGACCGGAGCCGCCGGTATATTTAATTACATGGCTCCTACCAGGAAGGCGTCAGGGCGCAAAATTGCAAGTTCTGCGCGGGCCTCACCACGGAAGGTGATGATGTTCTGATATACGTGTTTGTCGTGACTTTTGAACATTTCCACTCGGAAGCCTTCGCCAGACTTCTGCACAATGAGTGCCTTGCGAGAGTCGCCCACTACGATTTGACTATCGCTGATTGCGTTGGTTGACATTTTCACGAGACGAAGTCCTGCAAACAGAATCTCTCCGTTTGGCAGTACGACGAAGCCACCAGGTGTGCTATAGTCTGAAGGCTTTGTGTTCAACAGTGTCGCCCACTGACGAGGGCGAACAATCAGTGTGTCGGGGTTATATTCGTTCTGCTCCAGGTTCGCCACATAGTGCGGGATCTTTTCAGCCGGCACAGTTACTCCGCCAGGAAGAGTGCTATTACCTGTAGCTGAGTTAACCAAGGCTGTCATGAAATCGAAGGTTTCTGTGCGCAAATAATCCTCCGTCAGTTCTTCTGTGATGTACTCGCCAAGGCCGGGGATATCCTGCTCCATCTCTGCAGCTACATCAACAGTGCCGGCGCGATATTTCGCAGTAACGGTAATCATGGTATTGTCGTAATCGCGGCTTGGTTTCACTTGGCCGGGTCCCGCAGTGGCAGCTACAGAGCCCTCACCTGCTGGAATATTCTGACGCAGGAACAGGTAAATGCCTGTGCCTGTATTGATGGTGCGGAAAATATCACGTGCGTGAACCTTCATCCGACCACGTACCGCAAACTCCTGATTCCAAGTCGGTACACCGTTGATAGACACACCAGTGATGTTGTTGGCGTTGGTCATCGTACCCACTGCTTTTGTTTCCAGTACAGGGAAAGGATTGTTTTTGTTGTGAATATCAGAACGGAAGTTCTTCAGCTTCTCTGCTGCAGTATCCCATTCTTTCAGAATCAGCCCCTGCATGGATGCGTGTTTCTCGGATGTCTGAACAGACATCTGACCACTCTTGGCCTTCAACTGAATTACTTCATCCTGAATCTCCTTTATAGTGGCACCTTTGGCAGCCAGTTCTGTATTGAGATCAGTTACTTTTTGCTCGTACTCTTTGTACTTCGTTTCTGCCTGGGTGTTGGCCTCCTTCAGGTCCTTCACCTCTTTTTCGTAATCCTTTTTGATTTGATCCACCTTTTGATCCACTTGTTTCAGGATCACCAGCTCCTCAGAGCCGCCCTTGCCTCCTTCGCCTGCTGCTGCATCGAAGAAGAACATGCCGATAAAGATTCTTTTCATGGCTATGCCAGTTTAAGTTTTAAATAATGGAGTTGTTTGATGAACTCATTATTATCACTCTTGCTGACAGTCGGCGTCTGGGTGGATTGCTCCGGCGCAGAGGTGGCTGCGGTATCAAGT